CTACGCTTTCAAAGAGTAGAGGGGCACTACACACTAATCAACTACTTTGACGGCATGGAGTGTGTAGACTACTTTCCACAGGGCTATCTTCGCAACACCATGAAGGCAGTCAACAATCAGTTTGGTTTGTCTAAGATTGGGCGCGTCGTTGTCGCCAAGCTAAGGCCGTTCTCCACCATCGCCCCGCACATTGACGAGGGTGAGTATACCAAGAACCACGATCGTTTTCATTTTGTGGTCACCACAAACCCCAACGTACGATTTGGTTGTGGTGATGAAGAGGCACACATGGCGGCCGGTGACATCTGGTGGTTTGACAACAAGACACAACACTACGTTACCAACGCAGGAAACACAGACAGGATCCACATCGTTGTGGACATCAGAAAATGAAAAAGAAAAAGTATAACTACTACAAGCTAAACGTCGGATTCTTTCCGGACATTGTTAAGTTATGTTTTGACGACAAGGTATTTCAACAAATCTTAAAGGATCACGATGTTACTCTCAAGGCTAGTGCGCTGGATTGCGGGATTGCGGAGACCCACCTCATCGGAGATGGAAAAGATGCTATCATTATTTTGGTTTTTGATATGTCTCTGGTTAACGATAACCTTTCTGAGCTGGTTGATACAATTACTCACGAAGTTAGTCATGCTGTGGATCATCTGGCCGAGCATATAGGTGAGAGTGATAACTTTGTAAACGAAACCCGCGCCTACCTATCAGGCCACTTAGCCGGACAGATCTTTAAGATCTGCATGCACGAGAAAGAAAAGTATGCTAGAAAAACAAATAGAAAAATACTTGGTAAGAAGGGTCAAAGAGTCGGGGGGCCTGACGTACAAGTGGATCAGCACAGTCTCGGGGGTGCCGGATCGGATAGTATTCTTAAACAACCAAGTACACCTAGTGGAATTGAAAACGGAAACTGGATCCCTGAGCCCAAGACAGATCCTAGTGTTTGATCAAATAGGTGAAGCCGGCTTTCCTGTGCACGTCTTGCGTAACTACGATGACATAGAGGGGTTTTTGAAGGGCGCTTTAGGGGAATAGTTTGCATTATTATATACAGAGAAGGCGAAAAGGTTTGCAAGCCCTGTCTGTGCCGATACACAGTCTAGCCCCTCTAACATCCCCTACTTATCGGAGTATCAAATGAAACGACTCAACCCCGCCACAGGTTTGCCTTTTAAATTTAAAGCTATCAGAAAAGATGGCTATATATTTAGGCAATACGACAAAACAAGAAAAAATAAAGACGGAACATTTGTTGAAATCTGGGCACATCCCGAATATTTTAAAGAATTTCAAAAATCAATAAAACGCGCCGGAAAAAACTGGTATAAAGAAAACAAAACACATAGAAATAATTTGTCAAACAAACACTATGCTGAGAACAAATCTATGTATATAGCAAAATCCGCAAAAAGACGGGCGTCTAAATTGCAAAGAACACCTCGGTGGATAAAAGATGTTTTTATAAAAGAAATAAATATTATATATAAACGCGCAAAACTTATAAAACTTTTTACAGGCGAAGAATGGCACGTAGATCATATAGTTCCACTTCAAGGAAAAAAAGTTAGTGGTTTGCATGTACCTTGGAATTTACAGCTACTCCCAGCATCCGAAAATTTATCAAAAGGAAATGAGTATGCTTAGCAGAGATCAGCTTCATCCGTATCAACTGGCTGTAATAGAAAAGGCCAAGGCAACACCAAACCTTGGTTTATTTATGGAGCCGGGTTTGGGTAAATCAGTTACAGCGTTAACCATTGCGGCTGAACAATTTAAAGGCGCAACATTAGTAGTTGCCCCCAAGCGAGTAGCAGAAACTGTGTGGGATACTGAATGCGCAAAATGGGAGCACCTTTGCCATTTAAAGGTAGTAAAGATAATGGGCTCTGAAAAGCAACGGCTTGCTGCGTTAAAAGAAAAAGCTGATATTTATATCATTAACCTAGAAAATATTGTGTGGTTGACCAACGTTACAGATATGTTAGTGTTTACTAACTTTATTGCCGACGAAAGTTCTCGTTGGAAGTCACCACAAACCAAACGTTTTAAGGCACTTAAGAAGCATTTAAAGGGCTTCTCACGGCGTTTAATCCTCACGGGTACACCTACCCCTCAGGGCATGCAAGATATGTGGTCTCAGACAGGTATATTGGACCTAGGACAGCGTCTAGAGACCAGCCTTACCAAGTTTAGGGACAAGTACATGCTGCCCGATCAAATAAACAGGCACACAAGGGTTGTATATAACTGGAAACTAAAACTGGGAGCAGACATGCAGATCCAAGAAAAGATCTCAGACATCTGCTTTAGCCTAAAAGCCGACGACTACCTGCAGCTGCCAGAGTGCACCTCACTTTATCACAAGATTGAAATCGACAAAAACGTAAGGGCAAAATACGATGAACTTAGAAAAGACATGGTCGTTGACATCAAGAAAGAAAAAATCACAGCTCCGACAGCAGCGGCACTGGCGAACAAACTGCTCCAGTTCACATCAGGAGCGGTCTATAACGAAGAGGGAGAGGCTCAAGAAGTACACCGTTCTAAGGTGGAATACCTTGAGTCGATCATGGAAGAATCTTCAAGCCCCACACTTGTCTTCTACCATTTCAAGCACAGTCTACAGAGGCTTCGGCTCGCTTTCCCGCAGGCCGTGGTGCTGGACGATGACAACATTGAAGCGTGGCGTCGTGGCGAGATTCGTATGCTACTCGCACACCCACAATCAGGGGGCATCGGGCTTAATCTCCAGTGCAACGTTGGAGACACAGCACAGACGGTCTGGTTCGACTTACCATGGAGCTCAGAGAACTACATCCAAGCGAATGCTAGGATCTACCGCCAAGGGCAAGAAAAGCCGGTTATTATACATCACCTAACTTTGTCTAATAGTATTGACGAGCAGGTGGTCAAAGTCTTGGACGGAAAAATAAATATTCAATCTGCCCTGCTAGATGCCCTAAATTTTGCATTAATATAACCATGAGAACAAAAACCAAATACAAGATCAACGCAACCGCACCTAGACTATCAGATGAGGACATTGATCCGATTGAAAAGGATGACCCCCCGTCAGAAGTTAATTCATGGATGACAGAGGGCTGGATGCCCTGGGAGCCAGAAGATCTCGCAGACATCCGGCGGTTGGTTGATGAGTTCTTACCGGCCAAGCAACGATTTATTATAGAGGCATTTTTAGATGGTCTAAACTACAAAGATGTTGGTGTAACAGAAAAATATTGGCGCTACCACTTTGCCGGCGCCATTCAATTTATAAAAGGACAGCTGGGCGTATGAGTCACTTCATTGTAGAGCATAATTATAAGGGTAAGTATGTTATGGAAACGATTTGCGGTGTGGAAGATATTGATGTCAGCCGCTTTGAAGATTTATTGGGAGTCTGGGTGTGCGACAGCATGGAGGAGCTACAGACTATGGAAAATCAAATTAAGGAGTTAAGAGATGCACGATCCAGTAAATCATCCTAAGCACTACACAGAGCATCCCAGTGGCGTCGAGTGTATTCAGATTACTGAGCACATGGATTTTAATTTAGGTAACGCCCTTAAATATATTTGGCGGTGTGACTTAAAGAAGGACGCAGTAGAAGACCTACGAAAGGCGCAGTGGTATATCGGCAGGGAGATAGCCAAGCGCATTAAGATTAACGACGCAGTAGATCCGGAGTGTGGAAAATGATACTAGAACTAGATGACGATTTTTCAGATGAGATTACCAGAACCAATTTAGCACAAAGCTATGTCAGTATCTCCGACATGATGAAGAACAGTAAAGGTTGGCACGAAGACGATGTGGCTGCGTGGAAAAAACTATTGCCGGCACTAGAAATAGTTGGCGGCTGGTATAGTACAGATTTTAAGGCAGACATTAAAAAGGCCAAGAAAAACAAATGAATCCAAAGATTGATTTAGAGTCCGCCATTATGGTAGCGTGGCAGACCAGTGAAGACATTGATTTGTTATTTAAACACTACGGCGACGCACCAAGGCCAATGACAGAGGACGAAGTGTTGAACGCCTTACTTGGCATTAAGTCACTACACGACATGCGCTGTGAGGCGTTAATGGAAAAGTACTGTGAAAAGATGGAATTAAACCAGTACTGCACAGACCCAGAGAAGTTAGAAGCAAGAGAGTTTTTATTTGGAAAACAACCTAAGAAAGGAAGTAAAAAATGACTGACACAGTCGATGTAGATCCGTTAGCGGATGAGATTTTAACCTTGAAGTTTGCGGTTAAAGATATTAATTCAATTTTAGGTTTGTTGGGTACACTACCATTTGTTCAGTCTGTTGGGTTGATCAACGCCATCCAGGCACAGTGCAACCCACAGGTAGACGCGCTAAAGGCAAACAATGAACCTCAAACAGCTACTGCGTAACGCAGGCATCAGCAACAACATCATCAAGGAGGTCGAGCGCAAGGCTAAACAGACCACCGAGCAGATGGAGCAGGAGCACCAGGAAAAAGCCCTGGCGATGACCAAGATGATGCTAAACGATGCTCTAAGATATCGTAAAGAGCACGGGGCCAATACCCCGCCGTCCAAACCAAAAAAGACGATCATCATCCCAGACTAGGGCGGTTTTAGGCAATAATTTGCATTATTATATATAGGAACGTCGTGAGACGCCCCTGTCCAACCGGACGGTTTTTATCGAGCCGGCATAACTTTATGGGGAAACCCGGAAGTTATTCTTTTTGGCCTTAAAAAAGCTACAGGTTCCCCGTCTACCTGCATAGAAAACGGGGATTTTTATACACACAACACACAACATACATAGGAGTTATACATGGTATCCCCATTTGAATTACGCTTTTCTATTTTTAACACCGCTAAAGATCTCTTGATTAAACAACATGAAGCCAACCTGGCCGCATGGGAAATGCTAAATAAGAGTTCTAAAAAGGCAGAAGAAGTTTCCCCAAAATTTCCAACAATTGAAGATATTGTGGAAAAATCAATTGAAATCAATAAATTTATTAGCGACACCAGCACAACCGAGTTTGCTAAGATGGCAAAACGTTTAACAGGTACAACAGTAATATTCTAATATGGCAACCAAACCCGGACTCTACGCAAATATTCACGCTAAAGAGGCACGCATAAAAACTGGCTCAGGCGAGAAGATGCGCAAGCCGGGTGCCAAGGGTGCACCAACAGCAAAAGCATTT